GACGAGCGCGGCCCACCGGCGGGGGTGCATGAAAATCTTGTCCGCCGGCATGAAACGAGTCGTGTTGATCGACTGGATCGCGTTGGCGGTCGCCGCATACAGACCGGTGATGGTGGTCGCGGTCAGGGAGATGACCGTGCCGCCGGCGATGGCCGCGGGGATCAGGCCGACCTTGTTGGCGGCGTTGTTGTTGATCACGAAGACGTCGAGCTTGATCGCGTAGTCCGCGGCGAGGTCGCCGAGCAGCACATCGTCCATGTTGACGGGCGACTGGTCGAGCAGCTGCTGCGAGATGACCTGCTGGCCGGCGATGGTGGCGACCGCGGCCGACACGCTGCCAGTCGTGGCGTCGGTGTTCTGCACCGCGGTGTTCTGCGTGGCCTGCTCGGCCACGGCCGTACCGGTGGCCAGACGGGGCAGGGAGATCGTGTCGGTGCCGGTCGGGAGCGGCTGGTGGGCGATCTGGTCGGCGACCACGCGGCCCGCCCGGGCCAGCTCGACGAACTGGTTGACCATCCACATCGGCGGCACGAAGTCGCCGCCGGCTCCGTCGACGGTGGTCAGCGCGCGGACCTCCTGCAGGTTGCGGTTCATCCGCTCCATCGCGTCGGCCGAGCCGGGGCGCTGCAGGGAGATCCGCATCTGGTCGCGGAAGAACGAGTGCTGGCCGCCGCGCTGGTAGGTGGTCGGCTCGTTGGTGACGGTGGCCCGGGACACGTGGGTGTCCTCGGTGCCGGGCGCGGTGCGGGTCGCGGCCTGCTCGGCGTCTTCGCGCTCCTCGCGCTCGACGTCGGCGCGCAGGTCGGCGACCTCGGCCTTCTGCTGAGTGACGGCGGCGCGGGCGGCGTCCCGGGCGTTGCGCGCCTCGGTCACGCCCTCGACGGTCAGGTCGTCGGCGGAACGCAGGGAGGTGAGGGCGTCCTCGGCGACGCGCTCGGCCGCCTGCAGCGACGCGAGACGCTGCTCGGCGCGCCCGAGAAGTTCGCGGAGAGTCATGATGGCTCCTGATGATGGGCACGGTTTATGGACCGCGCGCTCTATCGATCAGGCGACCACCGGGCGAGGCCGCAGCGACCCCGGGATGCGATTACGTACAAGCGTGCTGCTCAGGATGTTAGCAGCAGCCAGATGTGGCCGGCCAGCACGAAGACGCCGAGGGTGTAGACGAAGCCCTCGGCCATGCGCAGCTGCCACGGGGCGCGCTTGCGGGGGATGGGTTCCACGAGGACGAACTTACTCTTGCCCAACCTAGTAGGTACCTGCTAGGTTTAGGGCATGACGCAGACGAGCTCCGCCACCGCCCTCCGCTTCCTCGACCGCGCGCCGATCGTGGGGGACATCATCACGGTCACGCCCCTCAGCGACTTTCTCCTCGAGGTCGACATGCTCGATGACGTGTACGGCGAATTCATCTACGCACACCCCGCCGGCAGCGATCAGGCTTCCCGTTGGTACTCCCTCACGCACGTGAAAGTCGTCGACGATGAGCCGGCAGACGCCGACTCATGCCGCTGCGGTCACCAGGAATGCGGTGCCTGCTAGTCCGACAGCGCCAGCTCGAGCAGCGCCCGCGCACGAGACGATGCGGGCGCTGCTTCGCGTTCGGCCGTCTTCATGGCCGGCTCGCGCAGAGCGCCGTCGGTGTGCGGGCTGGCTCCGTAGCCGACGATCGCGACGTCGCCGCGGTGCAGGTCGAATTCCTCGATCCGGTACTCCGAGTAGTCCGGCGACCACTGGCCACGGACGATCCGGAACGCAAAGCTCATCTCGGTGATCAGGCCGGACCGCAGCTTGGGCGCGATGTAGGCAACGTCGTAGTCGGTCGGGTCGAGGTCGTCGGCGTTGACCGCGAGACCTTCGTCGTCGACAGACAGGCGCAGGAGAGCCTGCGGCGCTACGGTGCTCGCGATGCGGCGCAGCTGGTCGTGGCCGAGGTTGAGCGTCGTGTCGAGGTCGGCGCGAGAAAGGGTGACGTCGGCGGCGGTGGCCGAGACGATTTCGGTGTATTCGCCGAACATGTCCCACATCTTGTAACCGCGCTCGAAGACAGTGGCGTGGCCGGTGAACTGCAGCTTTCCGGACCCATCGCTCTTCGCGCGGACCTCGGGGGCGACGAGCGCGCCGCGGGCTCCGTAGCCCGTACCGGGGCCGGCAGCGTTGCGCCGCTGCCCCGGGCGCATGTGGCGCGCGGAGATGAGCTGCTGCCGTTCGGCCGCGGCCTCGGCCAGGTTGCGGACGATCATGCTGCGGCTCCTGTCGGTTCGGCTGGCACGGGGGAGGCTCCATCGCCGGCCCCGGAACCGGGGACACCGAAGAGGTCTTCGAATTCTTGCAGGTCAGCAGCAGTGTACGGGGCGAGGTTGTCGCGCGCCCGGATCTCATGCGGCAGGCGCAGACGAGACTTGACGTGCAGCGCGTCGAGCTGCGCCTGCTGCAGGTGGTCGAGCGAGAGCAGCGTCGCGGTGTTGAGTCGCACGAACCGTGTCGAGGGCGTGAGAGTCGAAAGCGCGTCCTGCCGACCGCCGACCGCCGGGCCTAGCTTGGTGATCAAGAACTGCAGGTTGCGCTGCGACAGGTTCGCGTAGGTGATGCTCGCGCCGGCGACCGCGCCGTCGATGAGGTCCGCCGGGCAGCCGAAGAATCGGGCGATGTCCGGCACGCCGTATTGCATGGTATTGATGAACTCGTTCTGCGCCGTGACCGCGGCCATCGGCTTGAGTTCCCAGTCGTTACCGGTCACGAACACGTCGCCAGCTTTGACGCTGGCCAGATAGCGGGACTTGACACCCGCGGCCTCGTTCGGGTTGAGCGTCTTGGTGACGTTCTTCAGGTGGGCCGCCGGCATGCCGGAGCCTGAGAACCAATCGAGCGCGAACTGCTGCGCGGAGAGGTAGCCCTGCAGCGCGTAGGCGGCGGCGGCGACCGGGGAGAGGCCGACATCGAGACCGGCCACGTCGTAGGCGGTCTCGTGCCAGACGAAGCGCTCGTCGTAGTCCTTGCCGGCGATGTTGTAGCGCAGCTCGTTCTGCTCGTTACGGCGCACCTTGACGTCGCCCAGCTGGCAGAGCTCGATGCGTGCCGGCACGCCGAGCGGCCAGCGCTCCGTCTTGAGGTTGGAGAACTGTTTGACCAGGCCGAAGGCGTTGCCCGCCCGGTCGAGGTCGACCTGCGAGGCGTACATCCACCGCCGGGCCGACCACCGCACACCGCCCGGAGAGACGAGCACGGGCGGCGTGGTGGTCAGGAGATCCTGCCCCTTGCGGTCGGTGTAGACCTCGATCGGGAACGAGCTCATGAGGCCGGCCCGCAGGGACAGGCACGCCCACACCGCCGAGTTGCGCATCGCCGTGACGTTGTCGACGCGGGCCAGCCCCGCGGAGCCGTAGCCGAGCGATCCATTGGTGGGGATCGCGGGGTCAGGGAACGAGCGCTGCTGCGTCTCGCCGCCCGTGAGAACCCGCGTGAGGGCGTCGCGCCATCCCATACGGACCCGCTCTCCTATAGCACCGATGACAGGACGTCGTAATCTTCGTCCGATGCCAGCTTAGGCGATAGCTTGACATGCGCGTAGCGGGCAAGTGTGAAGCTGACGATCGGCGTGATGTCGACCGACGCCAGGCGGCGCCCCCATGCCCACGAATCGCCGACGGTCCGCGCTTTCGCGCCGGAGATCGCGACGGTGACGGGTGCCTGCCCGATGTGCCGGAACGATGCCCGCGCGACCGCCTCGACGATCTGACCACACCCCGCGCATACCTCGGTCGTCTGCGGGATATACAGCCCGCCGCGGTCCCAAAACTCGACCTTTTCGACCTTTTCGGTGTCGTCGCTCCACCGCTCTTCGACGCGGATCTTCTGCGCCTTGATACCGAGCTCGTCGAGTTTGACCAAGATCTGCCCCGCCGGCGAGCGGGCGTCGAGCGTGATGGCGATGGGGTTGTACCGCTCTTTGAGCGCGGCGAGCCGCGCGGCGAGCCAGGTCGTGCCCTCGCGGTGGTCGACGAGCTCGAGGTGGCCAATGCCGTCGGCGCCGACGGAGTAGGAAGCGATCGACGCCCATGAGCCATCGGGGGAGACGTCGATCGCGAAAGTGATCGCGGACGTGTCCGGCCGCGACTCCGGATCGGCCAGGGTTTCCCAGGTCACGGGGTCGATGACAGCCTTGTTGAGGTCGGGAACGCGCTGACACAGGCACTCGGTCCGAAAGACACCCTCGGGGTCGGTGGCGAGCGCGGAAGCGAGGGCCTGCTCGGTGATGGTGTGGCCGAGGGACGGGTTGGCCATCGCCCAGAGCCGGCGATCGTTGAGCTGGCAGTCGGCGCGGTGGGGGTGTGCGCCGGTGCGGCGGCACGTGCATTTGACGTCGTCGGGGACCGACCACTCGAAGAGGCCGAGCGAGGTGTCGACGCCCTCGGGCACGGGGGTCTCGAGCAGCGCGGCGGCGACCGCGCGGGCATTCTCTTGCACCGCGTTGAGCACGACGGATCCGTCATCGCCGGCATTGGTGAACGCGAAGATCTGCGCGTTCTGCCGGGCGAGGGTGGTCTTCGTGATGGCACCCCAGGCGTCCCACTTGCGATGCTCGC